GCAGGGCGCGCACGGCGTCGCCGGGCCCGCCGGCGAGCGCGGCCCCCAGGGCGAGAAGGGCATCGACGGCCGTGACGGGCAGCCAGGCGTGCCCGGGCGAGACGGCAAGGACGGCGCGCCAGGCCTCGACGGCAAAGACGGCGCCGACGGCCTCGGCTTCGACGACCTGCGCATCGAGTACGACGGCGAGCGCCGGCTGAGTTTCGTGCTCGAGCGCGGCGAGCGCGTCAAGCGGCACGACCTGCGGCTGCCGCTGGTGCTCGACCGCGGCGTCTACGTCGCCGGTAAGGCCTACGAGCTCGGCGACGCCGTCACCTGGGGCGGCTCGCTCTTCATCGCGCAGGCGCCGACCAGCGCGAAGCCAGGCGAGGCGACCGACGAGGCGCGCGCCTGGCGCCTGGCGGTCAAGCGCGGCGGCGATGGCAAGCAGGGCCCGACCGGGCCGCAGGGCCCGCGCGGCCCGCAGGGCGAGCCGGGCCCCGTGCGGCGGGAGTACTGACCATGCCCGCCCTCATCACCATCGAGCAGGCCCGGCGGCAGGTGCGTCTCGCACCCGATGACACGAGCCTCGACGACGAGCTCGAGCCGCTGCGCGAGGTCGCGACGGCGATCGTCATCGACTACATCAAGCGGCCCAACCACGGCTGGACCGAGTCATACGACCCCGCCGGCAGTCCGTACGACAGCGACTTCGTCATCGTCACCGCGGCGATCGCCGAGGTGCTGGTCAATCTCTGGCGGCATCGCGGCGACGAGGCCGTCGACGGCCCCATCACCAAGCGCGTCGAGCTGATGCTCGAGCGCCTGCGGGATCCCGCCCTTGCCTGAGACGCTGACGACGACGACTCGGCTACTGCCTCGCCTGGCCGACGCGACGGGCGGGCTCGTCGTCTGCCTGGCCACCGGCCCGAGCCTGACGGCGGCCGACGTCCACCGCTGCCGCGGCCGCGCGACGGTCATTGTCGTCAACGACGCGCACCGGCTCGCGCCCTGGGCCGATGTGCTCTACAGCTCCGACCGCTACTGGTGGGGCTTTCACCAGGGCGTGCCCGACTTCGCCGGCTACAAGGCCGGCATCGAGGTCTCGCCGGGGCGCGCGCCGCGCGAGCTGCTGACCCGCGTGCCGGGCATCGCGATCTATCGCAACGCCGGGCCCGACGGCCTCGAGAATGCCCCCGACGGCCTGCGCACCTGCGGCGCCAACTCGGGCGGCGCGGCGCTCAATCTGGCCGTGCACCTCGGCGCCCGTCGCGTGCTGCTGCTCGGCTACGACATGGGCGACGTGACGGGCCGCGGGCACTTCTTCGGCCAGCATCCCGAGCCGATCCGGGGCCGTCACAACTTCCCGACCTGGCGCCGGGCGTTTCAGACGATGGCGGCGCCGCTCGCGGCCGCCGGCGTCGAGGTGCTCAACTGTACGCGCCGCACGAGCCTTGAGGCCTTCCCGTGCGTGCCGCTCGACGAGGCCCTGCCGTGATCGCCGTCTGCCTGCTCACGGCCGATCGCCTGGCCTACACGCGCACGACGCTCGCGACGTTCGCGGCGCAGCATCCGACGCATCGCTTCGGGGCGCTGCTGCACGCCGACGACGCCTCGACCGATCCGATCGTGCCGGCGCTGCCGACCGCCTACGGCTTCGAGACCGTCGCCGCGTCGACCAAGCGCCAGGGCTGGATGCCGATGCGCCTGGCGCTGTTCGCGGCCGCGGCCAGGCGCGGGGCCTCGTGGGTGCTCTGGCTCGAGAACGACATCGAATGGGCGCGGCCGTTCCCGTGGGCGCTGTTCGATCACGTCGCCGCACAGCGCGACGTCTACTGCCTGCGCCTGCAGGGCGCGTACAAGGACCGCGACCGGCGTGACCCCTGCCTCGAGGTGCACAAGGCCGACCGCAGCACCGTCGTCGACTGGCAGCCGCTCGTCGACGCGCCCGAGCCGGCCGAGGTCGGCCGCATCCATTGGAGCGGGCAGCCAAACGTGACGCGGATCCGGCCGCTGCTCAAGCTGCACCAGCAGCCCGGCCTGCACATCGACGCGCTCACCGCGCGCGTCGTCGACAATGTCACGTACCACATCGGCACCGAGCGCACCGTGCGCCCCGAGCCCGACGAGGTCGCGTCGTGCTGACCTTCGTGTGCTGGCGCTGGCGCTCGCCCGTGGGCTATCGCTCGGTCTTCGCGCCAGAGGCGGTGTACCAGCTGCGCGACATGGTGCGTCGGTACTACCCGCACCCGCATCGGTTCGTGTGCGTCACGGACTTTCCGAAGGAGCTCACCGGCGTCGAGACGATCCAGCTCTGGGACGAGGGCGCCGAGATTCCGTCGCCCTTCGGCCGGCACAACCCGAGCTGTTACCGGCGCCTCAAGGTCTTCGCGCCCGACGCCGGCAAGGTGTTCGGCGAGCGCCTGGTGAGCCTCGACCTCGACACGGTCATCGTGCGCGACATGTCGCCGCTCTTCGACCGGCCCGAGGACTTCGTGATCTGGGGCGAGTCGGACTTCAAAGGCCAGTGGTACAACGGCTCACTCTGGATGCTGCGCACGGGCACGCGCCCGCAGGTGTGGCAGACGTTCGACCCCGAGCGATCGCCCGCGATCGCGACGCGGGCCGGCGCCCGCGGCAGCGATCAGGGCTGGATCTCGTACGTGCTCGGGCGCGGCGAGGCGACCTGGGGCCGCGCCGACGGCGTCTACAGCTTCCGCAAGCACATCGTCGGGCAGCTCGGCGGCGCGCTGCCCGATGACGCGCGCGTCGTCTGTTTCCACGGGCGCTGGGATCCGTGGGGCTACGACGCCCAGAAACTCGCGTGGGTGCGCGAGCACTACCCGGTCGGGCGTGAGGTGCCGGCATGAGCGCCGTGCCGCTGCCCGCGTGGGACTGGTCGCGCTTTCAGGGCTCGTCGAAGGCCCTGGGCTACAACCGGCGCGACCTGCCGCAGCTCGCCGCGCTCGTCGGCCTGACGTCGCGCCGGCGCGTCGTCGTGCAGGCCGGCGGGCACCTCGGCATCTGGCCGAAGTTCCTCTCGCGGTACTTCGTCTCGGTGTGGACGTTCGAGCCGTCGCCGGCGCTGTTTCCGCGCCTGGTCGCCAACGCCCCCGAGGACAACATCTATCGCGTGCAGGCCGCGCTGAGCGACACGCACGCCGGCGTCACGCTCAGCGACGCGCGCCGCGACGGCAAGCTCGGGCCCGGGCACGAGGGCCTCACGCACGTCGCGGGCCCTGGCCCGGTGCCGAGCCTGCGGCTCGACGCGCTCAAGCTCGCCGAGCTCGACCTGCTCTGCCTCGACCTCGAGGGCTGGGAGCTCTACGCCCTGCGCGGCGCGATCGACACCCTCACGCGGTGCCGGCCGGTCGTCTCGGTCGAGATCAACAAGCAGGCCGCCCTCGCCGGCGTCGACCCCGCCGACGTGCGCGCGCTGCTGGCCGCGCTCGACTACGGCCCCGCGGCGACGCTGGGCAGCGACGAAGTTTTCACCCCCCTCGAATGCTCGGAGATCCCCCGATGAGCAGCACCGCCACCCGCGCCCAGTACGACGAGGCCTTCGCCCTCGAGGCGTCGCAGGCCTATCCCATGATCGACGAGCTCGAGACGCGCCTCGGCTACGCGCTCGACCGCGTGCGCCTCGAGGCGGCGGCCCGCGTGCTCGCCTGCCCGGTGAAGCGCAACGCCCCATGCTGGCAGCACGGGCGCGTGCTCTACGCCCTCACGCGGGCGCGCCTGGCCTCGTGGGCGGCAATCGACGGCCCGGTCACCCTGCTCGACATCGGCACGGCCAAGGGCTTCTCGGCGCTCTGCCTGCAGTGGGCGCTCGACGACAGCGGCGCACAGGGCGTCGTCTGGTCGGTCGACGTCATCGACCCGCTCGCGCGTGTGACCCGCAACACGGTCGCCGAGGTCGACGGGCTGCAGTCGCTGCTCGAGACGCTCGAGCCCTGGCCCGAGGCCGGCCGCATCCGCTTCCTGCAGTCGACCGGCGAGGCCTGGCTGAAGACGACGCGCGGCCGCCTGGCGGTCGCCTTCGTCGACGGCAAGCACACCCGCGAGGCCGTCGCGCGCGAGGCCGCGCTGCTCGAGCAGCGCCAGGACGAGGGCGACGTCGTGCTCTTCGACGACGTGCAGCTGCCGCCGGTCGCCGAGGCCGTGCAGACCGTCGCCGACACCTACGCGCTCAAGCAGGTGCGCCCGCTGGCGCACCGGGCGTACACGATCGGGGTGCGGCGATGACGGCGCGGCCGCTCGTCGCGTGCGTCTGGGTGCGGGGGCATGTGCCGTATTCGCGCGAGTACGTCAGCCGCTTCGAGGGCATGGTGCGCCGCTGGCTGCCCGACTGCGACGTCGTCTGCCTGACCGACCGCCCTTTCGAGATGCCCGCCGGCGTACAAGGCGTGCACATCGGCGGCCCGGGCGCGCTGCCGGGCTGGTGGTCGAAGGTGCACCTCTTCAACCCGGCCATCCTCGAGGCCGGCCGCCGCGTGCTCTACCTCGACCTCGACACGCTGGTCGTCGCGCCGCTCGCGCCGCTGCTCGAGTACTCGGCGTCGTTCGCGCTCTGCCCGCACGAGGGCCGCTTCAACGGCGCCAACGGGCGCGCCGTCGTCAAGCGGTTCAACAGCTCCGTCATGGTCTTCACGTCAGGCGCGCACGCCGCGCTCTACCGCACCTGGTCGCCGGCGGTCGCGGCGCGGCTCTGGGGGGATCAGGATTGGCTCGGCGAGCAGCTCGGCGACGTCGCGACGTTCCCCGAGGCCTGGGTGCCGCGGCTGTCGTCGCTCGCCGGCCGCGCGCCCGGGCCCGACGCGAAGGTTGTGATCTCAAAGAAGCCGAAGAACGCCGAAGCGGCGCGCCGCTGGGGCTGGTTCGATGCGGCCTGGGGCGCGGCCCCGGTGCCGGTCGCCGCGGGGGCGGCGTCGTAATGGGCCGCCCCTGGTGCGCCCCGTTTCCGGTCGTCGACGTGCCGAAGGGCGCGACGGCGAAGCCCGTGACGCTCGTGCTGCCGTACTACGACAACCCGCAGTTCCTGCGCCGGCAGGTCGCCTGGTGGGCGACGTATCCCGCGCACCTGCGCGCGGCGCTGCGCGTCATCCTCGTCGACGACGCCTCGCCGACCGTCTGGGCTTCGGAGGCGCTCGCCGGCGTGCCGCTGCCGGTGCCGGTGCAGCTGTTCCGCATCGGAACCGACGTGCGCTGGAATTGGCTGGCGGCGCGCAACATCGGCGCGCACCACGCCCCCGAGGGCTGGCTGCTGCTGACCGACATGGATCACGTCGTGCCGGCCTCGACCCTCGACGCGGTCGTGCACGGCCAGCATGACGCCGGCACGGTGTACGGCTTCTCGCGCATCGAGCACTCGGGCGAGACGCTCGCGCCGCACCCGAACAGCTGGCTTCTCACGCGCGACCGTTACTGGGCGATCGGGGGCTATGACGAGGCCCTCAGCGGGCACTACGGCACCGACGGCGACTGGCGCCGGCGCGTGGCGGCCGCGGGCCCGCTGCAGATCCTCGTCGACCGCCTGGTGCGCCACGAGCACCAGGGCGACTCGTCGACGACGCGGTATCTGCGCAAGCAGCCCGAAGACGCCGGCGTCGCCCAGATCGTCGCGCAGCGCCGCGCCGGCTGGCGCCCGAAGGTGCTCAGCTTCCCGTATACCGAGCTCGCGCTCGATGGAGGTGCAGCCGTATGAGCACGTCGGTCGGGCAGCGTGACCGCCAGGTCACGATCCAGCAGGTCACCGAGACCCGCGGCGCCTCGAAGGCGCCCGTCGAGTCGTGGGCCGACCTGGCGACGGTGCCGATGTCGAAGGAGGACCGCGGCGGCCGCGAGCGCCTGGCGGCCGGGCAGACGACGGCCGCCCTCGACTCGGTCTTCACGCTCTACTACCGCGCCGACATGGACCCCGAGCGCGTCGACGTCGCCAAGCGGCGCCGGCTGGTCTTTCAGGGGCGCGTGTACGGCATCACGTTCGGCCGCCTGCTCGACGGCGGCCGCGACATCGAGCTCGTCACCCTGGCGGCCGGAGGCGTCGCGTAATGGGCCTGCAGGTCAGCGGCCTCGAGCAGCTGGCGCGCGAGCTGCGCGCGATGCCCGAGCGGGCGGGCCGCACGGCGCAGCGCCGCGCGCTCGTCGCCGGCGGCGAGCTCATCGCGAAGAAGGCCGGGCAGAACGCCCCGCGGCGGCCCGGACAGCCCGACATGGCCGATCACATCGTGATCAGCAACGCCCGGCCCGAGGACGGCAGCGTCGGCATCGCGGTCGGCCCGGCGTCGCGCTTCTTCTATGGCAGCTATCAGGAGTTCGGCACCGCGCACCATCCCGCGCAGCCGTTTCTGCGGCCGGCCTTCGACAGCGAGCTCGCGCAGGCCCTGCGCGCGATCGCCGACTCGCTCTGGGCTTCGATCCGGCGGGCCGGCGGCGGCTCGAGCCGCGCGTCGGGCGGCGGCGGGGGGCTGCTGTGATCGTCGCGGCCTGCATCGCGCGCCTCGAGGCGGTCGCGGCCGTCACCGCGCTCACGAGCACGCGGATCTATCAGGCGCTGCTGCCGCAGTCGCCGACGCTGCCGGCCCTGCGCCTGCAGCGCATCGGCGAGATCCAACCGATGCATCTGCGCGGCGGCGTCGCGCTGCAGCGTGCCCGGGTGCAGATCGACGCGTATGGCGGCGGCACTGACCCCATCGGCCAGGCGCTCACGCTCGACGCGGCCGTGCTCGGCGACGCGTCGGGCTCATCGTTCGTCGGCTGGCAGGGCACCGCCGGCGGTGTGCAGATCGTCGGCGTGCTGCCCGTCGACGTGCGCGAGAACTTCGAAGGCGACGAGCTGCGCATGTATCGCGTCAGCCGCGACGTCTTCGTCTGGTGGCAGCCGTAGTCGTTCGACTCACTCAGGAGAGAAACAGCAATGTCCAATCGTACCGACACGTTCTACGCCATCGACGAGGCGATCCACGGCTACGGCGCGCAGCTGCTCGTCGGCAACGGCGCGAGCCCCGAGGTCTTCGAGGCGATCGCCGGCCTCACGAAGATCACCCCTGGCGCGATGGAAACCGACGACATCATGCGCACGCACCTGCGCAGCCCCGACGCGCACAAGGAGCATCAGCCCGGCCTGCGCGACTCGGGGGCCTTCACCGCCGAGTGCCGCTGGCTGCCGAAGGAGCAGTCGCAGTCGAACGCCGGCGGCGGGACCGGCGCCTTCCAGAATGGCGGTTTGATCGCCATGTGGCGGGCCCGCACGACCCACAACTTCAAGATCGTGCTGAACGACGGCAGCCCGGCGACGGAATGGCCGTTCCGCGGCTACGTCAAGCAGTTCCAGCCGGGCGAGATCGGGCCCGACGACGTCATCAACGCGACGGTCAGCTTCCAGCCGACCGAGGCGTACGACGCGGGCCTGCCGTAAGCGAGGGCTCGGTCATGAAGACTGCCAACCCCCAGCAGGGCGAGACGGCGATCGTCATCGCGGGCGCGACGTACGTGGTCGCGATGACGTTCAACTCGATGATCCGGCTGCAGCAGCTCTACGCCGTCAACGGCGAGCGGCCGCCGGTCGAGACGATCTATCGCAAGGCGCACGACGGCGACCTCGAGGCGTACCGCGCGATCTTCTGGGCCTCGCTCTGCCGGCATCACCCCGAGGTCACTCTCGAGGACGCCGGCGGCCTCATCGACGCAGCCGGCGGCATTCCGGCGCTCGACGAGATCCTCGACGACGCCTGGCGCCAGTCGCACCCCGACCCGCGCGACGAGGCGGCGCTCGGCCCCCCTCAGAAGACCGCGGCGCGAAAGACCAAGCGTCGCGGTCGGACCTTCGCGAGATTGACCTAACGGCGCGGCAGATCGGGCTGCCGCCTGGGGCGGTGTGGTCGCTGACGCCGCGCGAATGGACCCGCGAGCTCGTCGCCTGGAAACGACGCCAGGAGGCGGGCCGCAACGCCGAAACCCGGCAGGCCTGGCTGACGGCCCTGCTGACGCGGTCGGGGAAGAAGCTGCCCGACCTTGAGTCGCTGATGATCGGCGACCGCCCGAAGGGGCCGCAGTCGGTCGGACAGATGAAGGGCGTACTCCACATGCTGAGTCAGATACACGGCGGCCGCGTCGGCAAGCGCGGCACAAAACAGGGGGCGCGACGTGGCTGAAGCGACCGTCGGCCTGCTGCGCGCTGTACTGACCTCGCACAATGCGCAGTTCGATACGGCCTTCGAGCGGTCGACCGGCAAGGTCGATGCGTTCGATACGACGACAAAGGCCGCCAAGCGCAGCATCGACCGGCTCGTCGGCGACTTCCGCGGTGACAAGGTCGTCGCCGAGGCGACGAAGATGGCGGCCGCGATCGAGAAGGTCGGCGGCGTCTCAAAGCTGACCGACGCCGAGCTCGGGCGCGTCAACCGCACCCTCGACGCCGCGGCCGCCAAGTATCGCGCGCTCGGCCAGGATGTACCGCCGCAGATCGCCAACCTGCGCGCCGAGATCGCGGCGCTCGACCGCACGAGCGGCGCGGCCTCGAGCGGCGGGGGCGGCCTGACCAAAATGCAGGGCGTCGTCGGCACGCTGGGGAAGCTGCTGCCGGCGCTCACCGTCGCCGGCGCCGTGACCGGCGTGCTCGCCCTCGGCGGCGCGGCCCTCGAGTCAGCAGATAAGTTCGTCACGTTCTCCGAGCGCGCCGGCGTCTCGATCGAGACCGCGCAGCGGTGGGACTACGTCGCCAAGCAGACGAGCACGAGCCTCGAGACATTCGCGGCCGCGACCACGAAGCTCGGGATCAACATCAGCACCGGCACCGAGAAAGCGCGCGGCGCGATCAGCGAGCTCGGCCTCTCGTATGCGCAGCTGCGGCAGATGGCGCCCGAAGAGCAATTCAACACGGTCGTCGCGGCGCTCGAGGACGTCGACAGCGTCACCGAGCGCAACCGGCTCGGGACCGCGCTCTTCGGCAATCAGTTCACCGAGATCGCCGTCGCGATCCAGGAGGGGTACACCGACATCGCGAAGCAGGCGACCGTCGCCGGCGATGACCAGGTGCGCGCGGCCGAGGCCGCCGGCGACGCGCTCGAGAAGCTGAAAGGCAAGATCGCCGCGGGCAGCCTCAACATCTTCGGCCGCCTGGCGCAGGAGCTCACCGACACGCCGATCGATCTGGATCGGCTGACGCAAGAACAGCTCGACTACTATCACACCCTTCTCAGGGGCGGCGGCGACGCGTACGGCTACCTGCTGCAGCTCGAGCGCGACCGCGTGAAGGGGATGCACGACATCGAGCTCGCGACCGAGGCCGCCGGTACCGCGACGACCGACTATGTCGCGAAGCTGGCGGCCGCGAAGGCCGAGGTCGCGAGCCTCAACACCGGCCAGAAGGCGCAGATCGACGCGGCCCTCAAGATGGGCAGCGTGACCGACGAGCTCGCCGACGCCGTCGGCGTCTCGACCACGGCCCTCGAGCTCTACAAGCAGCAGAAAGAAGACGACGCAAAGGCGAGCGCGAAAGCGAAGGAGGACGCTGAGAAGTTCGCGGCCGCGGTGCGCCAGGTGCCGATCGCGTTCCGCGGCTGGCTGACCATCCCCGAGACCGTGCGCGACACCCGCGACGCGATCGCCGAAGTGCGGCAGTCGATGGACGCGATGAGCGGCGTGACGTTCAATCAGAACTTCGTGCCGCTCAAGGGCGCCGCGCCGAGTGCGGGTAAAGAGCTCTCGGCCGTCGCGACCGGCCTGCGTGACAACGCGCAGTTCAAGGCGCAATTTAAGGACACCCTGAAGGGCGTGCCGCAAACGATGGCGGCCGCGATGACCGGCGGGGGCGGCCTGAAGGGCGGCCTCGGCGCGGTCGGCTCGCAGATGGGCGGCCTGCTCGGCGAGAAGCTCGGCGGCGCCGTCGCCAAGAAGCTCGCCGGCGCCGCAATCGGCAAGGCCCTCGGCGGCGTCGTGGGCTCGATCGCCGGCCCGCTCGGCTCGATCGCCGGCGCCTACATCGGCAACAAGCTCGGTTCGATGTTCTCGGGGCCGTCGAAAGAAGTGAAAGAGATGCGCTCGACGGTCGCCGGTTTTCAGGCCGACCTCGCGAAGACGCTGACCGCGTCGCAGCGCCAGGAGGCCGGCGGCGAACAGTGGAAGATGTCCGTTATCGCCGTGCGCGACGCGTACCTCGCGACCGGGCGCAGCGCGGCCGACGCCGAGAAGATCGTTAAACAGATGTGGGACACCGGCCACCCTGAAAAGGCGAAGGCCGCGATCGAAGAGATCAACGCCGTGCTCGAAGAGCAGAAAGCGATCATGCAGGCGAACCTGCAGACCGCAAACGACCTCTTCGGGCAGATCATGGATCTCGGCCAGAACGGGATCCCGCAGTCGTTCGGCCCGGCGATCGACAAGCTGGTCGGCCTCGGCCTGCTCACCGACGAGCAGGTCGCCAAGCTGCGCGAGGCGCAGAAGCAGATCGGCCCCAGTACAAAGCAGATGGAGGCCGCGCTTGCCGTCGTCGGCGGCCGCATGGAGTCGCTCGGGCCTGCGTTCCAGCAGGCCAAGATCAACGAGACGGCCATGCAGTACGTCAACGCGATCAAAACAATGATCGAGGGCGGCGGCGACCTGGGCGGCATCCTCTTCGACTCGAAAGAAGAGCTCGGCGCGCTGGTCGAAGAAGCGCTGAAGAGCGGGAAAACCCTGCCGGCGAACCTGCAGCCCTGGATCGACGACCTGGTCCGATCGGGCAACCTCATCGACAAGAACGGCGAGAAGATCACCGACGTCAGCGGCCTCAAGTACGGCGAGAAGCTGAAGACCGAGGGCGAAAAATCCCTCGAGATGTGGGACAAGATCCTCGGAAAAATCGACGAGCTGGTCGCCAAGATCACGAAGAGCATCACGCCGGCGATCGACGACGCGACCCGCGATCGCGACATGACCGTTACGACGCGCTTTCGTCGGCAGGATGGGGAAGACCAGACCGAGCGCAGCGACGACGACCCGCGCGGGCATCGTGTCGGCACGCTCGGGCGGTACGGCACCTGGTTCAAGAACTTCGGCCGCGGCACGGCGACCACGCTGCACGGCAGCGAGGCCGTCGTCACGCGGTCGCAGGCGGTGCCGTTCGCGATGGACACGCTGCAGACGGCGCTGCCATCGATCGCCGAGGCCTCTGGCGGGGCGATGAGCGCGGCGGCGTCGGGCCCGGCAATGGCGAAGGTTCAACTCGTCATGGACGGGCGCCGCGTCGCTGAGGCCCTCGTGCCCGTGCTGCCAGGCGCAATCCGCCGCTACGGGGTGCAGGTCTAGCGCGATGAGCACCGGCGACCTCTTCATCGGCGGCGTGAGCCGCGAGTGCCAGGTCGGCACGCTCTCGATCATCGAGAACGTCAACGGCCGTTCGTCACTCAGCGCGACGGTGCAATCGTCCGATGGCTCGTACGCCCCGCAGATCGACGACGTCGTCGAGTTCCTGGTCGATGCCGAGACCGGCACGCGCTTCGCCGGCATCATCACCGAGGCGCCCCAAAGCGCGTGGGGTAACGAGGGCCTCATCACGGCAATCTCGGCCGTCGACAATTCCGCGCTGCCCGAGCGGCTGCACCTGAAGATCACGACGCCCGGCGGCTTCACCGGCCGCGACGCCCTCGACTACCTGGTCGCCAACGGCCTCGGCGCGATGGGCGTGACCCGCGATCCGTCGATGCCCGCGGGCGGCACGCTCGGCGCGCTCACCTACGAATGGCAGACGTACACCGAGGTCATCAATGACATCGTGCGCCTCTCGGCCCCCGAGGGCTGGCTCTGGCGCATCGATGAGGGCCTCGTGCTGCGCGCCTGGCAGCCGAGCCTCGGCGCGAACCCCTGCCCGTGGTCGCTGACGTCGGTGCGGCAGGTCGAGGGCGGCGTCGACGTCACCCCGAGCCGCGAGAACTACGCGAACAAGATCATCCTCGAGTACAACGACGGCACCGCGACGCTCGCCGTCGAGATCGCCGAAGACGCGGGCGAGATCGCGAGTTACGGCGTCTTCGAAAAGGTCTACAAGGTGCCGGGCCCGATCACGTCGACGGTCGCGGCCGCGCTCGCGACGTCGTACCTCGCCGGGCACCTGCAGCGCACGCATACGATCAAGTTCACAACGCTCACGGCCGGTGCGCGGGCGGGCATGACGCTGACGGTCAACCTCACGGCCTACAGCCTGAGCGGCTCGTATCTCATCACCAACGTCGAGATCCGCGACGACAACGGCGTCGACCTCGCCTACACCATCACCGCGATCCCCGGCACGATGGCGATCGGCCCCAGCTTCCGCGACACCTACCAGAAATGGTCGGGCGGCGCCGGCGGCGGCGGCGGCGCGATCGCGACCGCGGGCACCGTCGTCATCACCGTCACGACGCCGGCGCCGAGCGTGCTGGCGCTCGGCGGGGCCTCGGCGCAGGCCGTCGTACCTGGCGCCTCGAGCTGGCTGCCGGTCGTGAACGCCGTGCCCTTCGTGGCCCCCGAGTCGCGCACTGTGACGGTGTACGTCGAGCTCTGGGCCCGCGGCGCCGGCGTCACGGCGACGGCCCGCCTGCGCGACCTGACGACACCGGCGACGGCCGGCACGAGCTCTGGCGTCACGGGCGCAACGCCGACCCTCACATCCTTCAGCGCGTCCGTCGTCGCCGGCCGGCGCTACCAGCTGCAGCTTTCCGCCGATGCGAATGACGAAGGCGTCTTCGGCGTCGGCTCAATGGTGTTCACATGATCCGACCGATTCTCGCGATCGCCCTGGTCGCCCTCGCGCTCGCGCGCCCCGCGGCCGCGCAGCCCGAGGTCGACGCCCGCCGCGTCATTCTCGGCGTCGCCGGCACGACGTGCACCCTGCGATCGGGCAGCGGCGCGCCCTCGGGCAGCCTCGGCGCGGTGTGCGATGTCTACGTGCGCACCGACTCGCCCTACGGCATCTACGAGAAGACCGGCGGCTCGACCTGGTCGGAGGTGTACCGCGCCGGCGGCACCGACGTCGCGGTCGCTGACGGCGGCACGGGCCTCTCATCCTGGACGACTGGCCAACTCGTCTACGCCAGCGGGTCGACGACGCTCGCGGGGCTGACGGCGGTCTCGAGCGGGCAGGTGCTGGCCAGTAACGGCACCGGGGCGGCCCCGGTCTACACGGCGTCTCCGTCGGTGACGGCCCTCACGGCGTCTGGCGCGGTGCAGGGCGCGACGGTGACTGGCACGACGTCGGTGACGACGCCGACGCTGACGAACTCGGGCAATCTGGCCTTGAGCCCGACGGGCGACGTGATCTTCGATCCGACCGGAAACGACCTGCTCCCGACGACGGGCTACGACCTGAACATTGGGGCGCTCACGAACAAGTTTCTCACGCTGCACGCGGCGGAGCTGTGGGTCGAAACGCTCGTGGCGCAGAACACCATGGCGACCATCGGCGGTCGCATCTTGGTTGGACCAACCACGACGCTGACGAGCGACCTGTCCAGCGGCGCGACGTCGATGAGCGTGAAGCACAACGAGATTGCCAGCGGGGATCGCGTCGTGCTACAGGCGAATGGACAGGTCGAGTGGATCGCCGTCACGAGCGGTCCGAGCGGGAGCGGCCCCTACACCTACAGCATCGCGCGGAATCAGGACGGCAGCGGCGCGAACGACTGGACGGCCGGCGATGCCGTCTTCAATACCGGCACGACGGGCGACGGATTCATCGATCTGTATTCGGTCGCGGGCGTGATTCCCGGATCGACGGCGGGGCCGACGATTGTGGGCCATGAGCGCCTGAGCCAGACCTATAGCGACATTGAAGCCCGCTGGGCCATCGGCAATCTGAACGGGCTGTATGGCTACAGCGGCACGACCTACGGCAGCGCCTTCGGCGACCCGTCCGCGACCAACGTCACGTTGGACGCGACGAACGGCTTTCGTATCCGCAACGGCACGACGAACAAGCTCACGGCCGACACC